TTTGACGTATCTTTCTTGGGCTTGGGCATGGGCTGAAGCACTGAAAGCAGACCCAGAAGCCACATACAAGATTGAGATGTTTGGAGACAAGTGTTACATGGACATCAACGGCACTGCAATGGTGTTTGTAACAGTCACAATGTTTGGTAAACCAATGACTTGCCAACTGCCTGTGATGGATCATCGCAACAAGGCAATCCTTAATCCAGACGCATTTGCTGTCAACACTGCCATCATGCGCTGTATGACAAAGGCTTTGTCTCTGCATGGCTTGGGCTTGTACATCTATGCTGGAGAAGACTTGCCAGAAGGTGAGTCAGGTTCAGATGTGGATGTTGGTTCAATGATTGACCATTTAGCGGCTATTGATTCGGCATCCAACATGGAAGAACTGAAGAATGTCTACACTCTTGCTTACTCTGCTTGCGGTTCTGATAAGGGCTGGCAAAAGAAGGTGATTGATGCCAAAGAAAAGCGTAAAGGAGCGTTGAAATGATGCAACAAAATCCATTTGGCAAAAATCTATATTTAGATAGATATTCTTTGGGATTGTCTCAAGCGGCTATATCACGTGCTATTAATGTAAGTCAGCAAGCTATAGCAAGATGGGAAAATGGACGTTCTATACCAAGATATGGTGTTTTAGATAGATTAAAAAATTTTCTAGAACAAGAATTTGAAAAAATTAATAGCAAATCTTTGGTTTGTTCAATGACTGATGACTTTACTCCAAGATCAAAAGAGCACAAGCCAAAAATTGAATTGCGTGATTACTTTGCGGCAAAGGCTATGCAATGTATGTATGCAAAGGATTCTTTTCCAACAGGAATTATGTTTGATACAGCAAAAGAAGCCTATGAAATGGCAGATGCAATGTTGAAAGCGAGGGAAGCATGACTGAATACAAATTTCAAATTCAACCAGAACGGTCTGAATGGCAGTGCTATCTGTTTGGCAACAGGCCCGGCGGTGCTGGAATTAGTTATCGCCCAGTAAAAGGCAAGGAGCCGAACTGGTTTGTACGTTTGATGATGCTTGTCTGTTTTGATTGTTTGTGGGTAAAGGATAAAACATGACTGAAATCGTCCAAGGCTCGCCAGAATGGTTTGCACAGCGTTGCGGCAAGGCTACTGCCTCTCGTATCTCTGACATTGTTGCCAAGACAAAGACAGGCTACAGCACCAGCAGAGCTAACTACATGGCACAGTTGGTCGTGGAACGCATGACTCAGACTGTTGCTGAATCCTACTCAAATGCCGCTATGGAATGGGGCGTTGAGAACGAGCAATTTGCCAGAGCCGCATACGAGGCCAAGACAGGCAATATGGTCGATCAGGTATCTGCTATTGACCATCCAAGGATTCCTATGTCTGCCGCCTCTCCTGATGGCTTGGTGGGTGACGATGGATGCTTGGAGATCAAATGTCCCAATACTGCCACTCACATCGACACAATTCTTGGCGATGAACCTGCTAAGAAATACTACGATCAGATGCAGTGGCAAATGGTTTGTACGAACAGGAAATGGTGTGATTTCGTGAGTTTTGACCCACGAATGCCATCACACTTACAACTGTTCATCAAAAGAATCGAGCGCAACGATGATTATGTTGAACAACTCGAAAAAGAGGTAGTCCAGTTCTTGATTGAAGTGGAAGACAAAGTTAAAAAACTCAATGAAATTAAGGTGTAAATATGGAACAGCGTGACAACTCAGGTGTCTTGTTCAAGAACGACAAGAAAGAAACAAGCAATCATCCTGACTACAAAGGAAATGTGCGTGTGAATGGTCAGGAATACTGGCTGTCAGCATGGATTAAAGAAGGCAAGAACGGTAAGTTCATGGGTCTGGCTCTCAGTCCTAAAGAAGAACAAGCCCAAACCCAAGCTAAAGCCAAGCCTAAAGCTGGCTTTGATGACATGGACTCGGACATCCCTTTTTGATATAGGAATAAATCATGAATAAAAGTTACCCAGTGCCAGAACAACGAGCGATGCTCGGTGCGCAACGCATCGACCACAATCCAACAGTTGAGGAAAACATTGACGAGAGGATTCGCTACTATGAATCTGAGCTTCTTCGATTGAAGCAATCCAAAGAAGACCTTGCACCTTTGTTAAAAATGCGAATTCGGGATATTCGTCAAGCAATGGAATATTGATGTGATTCAATGGGGAAAGCGTAAGTGAGTACCCACTAACTTAACAGGAGTGAATGATGAGTAAATTAGACGATATACATTTTGGTGGTGGCGTAAAGAAGTTCTTTGACTTGCCAATCTTCAATCGAGTAAGGGCTTCAGACCCTGTGACCAGCTATGAAGCCGCTGAATCAGCCAAGGACTTGGCATCCAAGCACTTTGGCATTATTGTGGACTGTTTAAAGGCTCATGGTGCGCTTGGAAAGGATGGAATAGCCCAACATAGTGGCTTAGACTCAAATCAGGTTGCAAGGCGTTTAAATGAGTTGTCCAACATGGGACTGATTGAATTGACAGGCCGTACAGTCAAATCTAAATCAGGACGAAATGAACGTGAATGGACTGTTAAGCGTGCTTAGTAACGTATTAACTATCGCCATATTGTTGGCAATAGGAGGAGCAGTGACGATACTGACTGTACTCGCCCTGCTCTATTTCCTAGACGATTAGGCCATCAGTACATCAATGGCGTGTTGAGTGCGAGCAATCCTGTCATCAATGCCATGTGTACCACCATTGATACGCTTGGTCAGTGTAGTCATGTCATTGGCATCAGCATACTGATTGAGCTTATTCTTGTCCCAGAACCAACCAGCACTCAAAGCCGCATACTTGGGACTAGACACTTGGTCAGGATCATTCACCAGATCAGCACCTAAAGCCTCACCACAAGCCTCATAGTTGTCCTTGCCAGTCAATTGGATCAAGCCACGACCACGGTACTTGAAGCCTTCTCCAGACTCCTCATCACCATTACCCATGCGATCAGCATAAACCTTGTTGGCAATCTTCTCAGGATTGCGGTGGTAAGGCTGTGCGACATCCAATGAAGGGAAGCGTTTAGGCCAGACTTTAGTCAAACCTTCAGCAGAATAGTTCAGATTCTCCTTGAGAGCAGTGAATCCAGCACTCTCGTGAGCGCACTGGCCCAAGAAACTAGCTTGTCTCTCAGGAGTAGAAATGTCAAAACGATCAAAAGTTTCATTGATGGCATCAATCCACTCCTCTGCTTTGGCTGGTGACATCTTCAAGGCTTGCGCCAACTGTTCTGCGTTCATGGGTTTCCTTTCAGGGTTTGGTAAACAGCGTTATATGCGTCTATGCACGAATTCAATTGTCTGATGGCTTTGTCTCCATCGTCTGTGATGGCGATAAGAGTTTTAGCAGTCTCTCTGTCAAGTTCGGCGTTTGCTTGAACGCTATCTCTGGGGGCAATGGTGGCATCTGTGGTGGTTTGTATGGGGCAGATGGGGGTTTTGACAGGAATCCGCAGCTTGAGAGCGCCAGAGTCAATGTCAGTATTACGCTTTTGAGATAAAACTTTTGCATTTTGTTCAGCTTTCACCAATTGAGTTGCCTGAGTCTGGACAGCAGTAACCAATGCCTGCTCCTTCTGCCTAGCCTCATCGTTTAAACGAGCTATTTCAGCCTGTTGCTTCAAGAATTCATCTACGCCACCCTTGTAGTAACCAGCCCCAAATGAAGCCAATAAGGACAGCAAAAAAGCTATCCAAATGGCAGGATTAAGTAGGCTCATTCCTTGGCTTCCAGCTTTGGCTCAGGATCGTTGTCAGTGGCTTCAGCCTTGGCAGACGCAGTAGCAACAGCAGATACAGCCTTGCGACCAGCCACACCACCCAAAACACCAGTGCATAGAAGCATAATATCGTTAAGCATCTTTGTATAGACTTTATCTATCGGAGCCATGCCAACCATAGGCTGAGTCACAAACGTCACAGAATAGATGAAGCTAAAGCACGAACCAATCAGGATCAGTGCAATCACCACAATGACAAACGCCCACACACGAGCTTCAATCTCCTCTGGTGTCAAGCGTGGCTTTACAGGTTTATATCCAACAGTGCTCATTTTTGCTCCTTCTCTGGTTTAACAAGTTGGTCAGGACAAGTACCAGTAGCGGTACAAATAGGTGGCTTACAGTCAGCCAATTCCCAGTTTTTAGGGTCTTGGCAGGCATATCTATAGCGGTCTTCGCACCCTGTCAAACACAGGATTGTCAGTAAAAGAATTAGGCTCTTTGCGGTCTTTGTCACGCTGTTTCCTTTCAATGCGTTGTTCAATCTTCTCTAACTTCTGCAAGGCTCTCTTTGCATCATGCTTTGCCTCAAGTGTCTCAAGTAACAGCATACCCATGACAGGTAACAGCAATACTACAAGTACACAAGCGGCAATCCATCCCATCACGCTTTCCCAATCTTGGCTACGAACCCTATTAGCATCCATATATACAGGAGGAATAGGATAGTCACTATTAGATAGGTTTGCCTTTCTTGGAGGAGGCGTTCTTCTTCCTTGCGTAGCCATGATTCAGCATCTCTTTTCTTTCTAGCCTTTTCTTGCTCTGCCGCAATAGTGTCTTTCATGGCAAATACGGAACTGTATAGCGCACCCATCTCCTCTGGAGCATCGTAGACCATACATTCTCGTATTTGAATAACCAACTTCTCCATCTCCTGTTGAGCCAAAACCCTATTAAGGGCTTCTTCCATCAAGTTCACATCATCAGCAAATACAACAGTTCTGGCTCTAAGTTCTGCTTCCCTGATGTGTTCCTCAAGTTGTGCTTGAAGTTTGAAAAACTCAGTCAGGTTTTTTACGATGTCAACTTTGACTTGAGTTTCGTCAACAGCAACATACTCTGACTTTTTAGCTTTTGCCAAAGGCTTGATAGCTTTAGGCTTAGGCTTGCTACCAAAGAAAGCAAGAAGCTGATTCCAGAATCCATGTACTTCCTTGCCAATGGCAATGACTTCATCAGCAGTCTTTTTAACCTCAACAAAAGACTCTTTAGCTTGCTTGTAAAGGTCACAGCCAGCTTGGATGTTCTTGACCAAGCCAGCCGCAAGAAGACAGATACTGATTGGGTCAATTTTGCTTCCTTATTGAACAGACAATTGAAGTTTGTTACGCTGTGCTTCACGCAACAATCCTTGAATATCTCCAGTAATCTGTTGCATAGCACCTTGATTGCCAGATGCTTGTGCCGCATTTGATCTTTGAATCAGTTGATTTAACTCTTGATTAAAGATGCCTTGACGTTCATCAACATTGCCATTTATGTTAACTTGTGTTGGAGCTGAAGGTTGATTTGAAAGTTCAGGAGGAATATTCCATTGATCTTGCTCAACAGCGGCAGGCTCATTAAAACTTTTAAACGATGACAAAGGACTTGGTTGTGGAGCAATATCAGCCTCATTAGTGCTGAATTCTGGCGGTATAACCATTTCTTGAGATTGATTTTGTTGTTGTGGCAATTGATCAGAAACAATACTACCAGTCAACAACGGCCTAAAATCATCAAGTGTTTTTGCAGACAACATGACAGATCGACCAACATTTGTATCAAATGCAGATCGTGATATAGATTCTAAAATCCTGTTAACAGGTGTAGCCATTACAGCAGAACCAATAGGGCCACCAATAGCTTGACCAGTTGCCATTCGCAACATTTGAGTTCCTGTTTCATCCAACCCCATACCAGTTGAACTTCTAGTCAAAGATTGAGAAAGATAACTGAACTTGTTTAATAAGTTGTCAAGATTTTCATCTACAAATGGTTGTAAATTTTGTTTTCTTGATTGCAAGAATGTTGAAAATTTGATTGGATCAAAGTTTCCAGCGGCATCAGTCGCTTCAGTTCTTGCAGTGTTAAAAGCATATGCGGCAACATCTTGTTTAATGTCTTGTGGCAATACTTTTGCAACCATCATAGAAGCACGTTTTGCACCCTCTTGTCCTGTTGATTCTGATGAAATGATTTTTCCAGCTAGTTTTGCTATGTCTGTTTTAAGTTCACCAGAATTAGGATCACGAATCATGCTTATGGCAAGGTCTGCATCCCTTAATGGAATTACATTTCCTTTCCAGTAATCTCTTGCGGCCTTCCAAGCAGATGAAACTTCTGCATTTTGGGAAACTGACGATCCCCAATTCTCAATGTCTTTATCCATTGCATCAATAATTTCACCTAAACGTGTAGCACTGGTGCTTCCAAGTTTTCCTTGTTGTTTTGCGGCTTGTAAAGCATCAATCAAACCTTCTCTAGCTTTACGAATATCTGTAAAAGTGAACTCTGCCGCACCTTTGATCTCTGGAATCAATGGAGCACCAGTTTCACTAACCAACAATCCTGCTGGTTGTTTTACTTCTTGTTTTCCTAATTTCCCACCAAAACTTGTGAGCTTTGATTCAAGGCTAGGTCGCTCCAATACCTTAAACAAGTCTCCATATTGATCAATGGCATTGTTAACAGCTTTTGCTGTTTCTTCTGGAAGAATTTTTGTAATGTTGTTATTTTTTGCAACAGTATCAAGTTTCCGATAAAAACTGTTTCCAGTTTTAGTTGCTTCTTTGTAGTTTGCTTGAACTGCTTTTGCTACATTTTCTCCAGCTTTCCCGCTGTATTGAGCACCACCAGTAATCTTTTCTTCAATTACATTGCCTGCTTTTTGAAGTTCATTAACATTAGATTTCAGTTTGCTAACAACACCACCACCTCTAACTTTGCTGACAGCTTCTGCCGCACGAGTGACTTCATTACCTGTAAAGTCTCCAAGTAAATTTGGAGTTATACCTAATGAAGCAGAGGCATCTTTTACAGTTTGTATGTTTTGCTTGAAATCAAAGTTTGTTAACTTTTCTAAAGGTCTTGAGGCTACACCAAGAATAGCAGTAGCACCAGCAGATGTTAACCCTGCTGTTTTTGCTTGAGATAACTTATCTTGTCCAGCTTCTGTTGGCTTTGTAAAGTATTCCCAAAGACCACCAAATAAACCTTG